ATCGGAAATGGAAGGCCGACGGTCGCCGTGGTGGAACCGACACCGCACGGCGACGGGCCTCCCAGATTCTGTCAGCAGGCGAACTGTCGCCAGATGTGGTCATCACCATGTCGGCATGGTTCGCACGCCATGAGGTTGACAAGCGGGCCACCGGCTTTCGACCAGGTGAGGCGGGCTATCCAAGCCCCGGCAGAGTGGCATGGGCCGCATGGGGCGGCGACGCTGGCCAGACATGGGCAGACGCCAAAGCCAAAACGATTAAGCGTGCCCGTGGTGAATCAGTCAAAGCACGCCAGACACCGAAACAATTACTCGACGCGATGCCAGACGGTGAACCGCTTTACCGTGCGGCCCGGTCGATTCTGCTGGCCATTGGCAAACAGCAGATAGAAATATGGCGGCGGTTTATTGAGCCACCAAAGGCCAAAGAGTTCAACCCGCTTGACCCGTTCGCTGGCAGTATCGAGATGGGCAACCGGTTTATCCCGACTATCACCAGCTATATCGACGAATCAGGCCGGGCGGCACTGGTAGAGCTTGACCAGCAGGACGCCGATGATTGGCTGGTGAAAGCTCCGCATGTGATTGATGCGGCACGAACGGCTACGCTAGATTTGTGCCAAGAGACAATTAACACATTCATCTTTGATTTAAATACGACACTTGACGGGATTCGTGAGGATATTGCCGAATCGATCAGAACCGGCGAAACGCTTGGCGATACGGTTGACCGAGTTGATCGGTGGATGAAAGACAACGCCCGATGGCGAGCCCGTCGAATCGCTGTGACTGAATCAGCACGAGCCTACAACCAAGGCCGATACGAGGCAACCAAGGGCCTTGATTTTGTGGCAGGTTATGAACTGGTCTTATCATCCGACGCCTGCCCCTTGTGTCATGCGATTAAACGCCAGTGCCCCGTGATTCCCAAAGATGGCACGTTCGGCCAAAACGGGAAGAATGAAACCTATAAGAATCTGAAGTTCCCGCCATTTCATCCCGGCTGCCGCTGTACAACTGTTGTCGTGTTCGATGACGAGGTGCCGAAGGAATGGCCACGGCCCGTCAAGCCAGCTGATAACGGCTACATCCTGCCAAGTGATGCCGACTTTGCCAACGCTATTGAAGGCGGTTATGAGTCAGTCGCCATTGGCAACGCTAAATCGATTAATGCATTTATCTTGACTGAATAACAGGGCCTGACAAATGGAAAAACTCGTGAAGGCAGTCGAAACGACTGTCAACGGTGGCGGCGCAGGCTCATTCAAGGGCTATGCCGCAAGATTCCTGAACATTGACCGGCAGGGCGACATCATTCTGCCCGGTGCTTTCTCAGGTGCCATCCAAACCTTTATGGACGATGGCGGGATGGTGCTTGCCGACCATGAAAACAAAACGTCTGCTGTGATCGGCACATTGATTGACGCTCACGAAGATCGAAGCGGCCTGATGGTTGATGTCGCCTTGTCTGCCACAAAATCAGGGCAGGAAGTCAGACAGTTACTTAAAGAGAAGGCATTGCGGAAAATGTCGATTAGTTTTTATGCCAAACGTCCGACACGCATCCCAGATTCAGCCATCCGTGAACTCTGGCAGAAATACAACTACAAGCCAAGCGAAGCCCAGAAGCAACTTGCGAAGTCAGGCGCGAACCTGATCAGTGAGGTGGCAGAGGTCTTGGAAGTCTCCATCGTGCCTATTCCCGCCAACCCCGGCGCGGAAGTGATTGCAGTCAAGTCTCACGACGACTGTGATACACCGGCATTACCATCCACTGGCTTCGTGCAAGTGGCCGGTCAGTTGCTCGATTTCACCGCTTTAGTCAAGCGATGCGAGCTTGCTGATCGTGTCATTTCTGATTTTCAATCGCCAAACCGGCGACATAAGTAAGGAGGCCTTAAATGGCTTTAACGGAAACGCGCACGGCTTCGGCGATTGCTGAAGACCGTCTCCGCTTGGCTGCCCAGGTTCAGGGCCTGCGTGATGAACTGGTATCGGCTCCCGATGAAGTGCGGGCTGAGAAATCAGCCGACTTGTCGAGCCTGATGGATCAGCTTGAACGCTGTGACAGTGAATACCAACTGGCCGCATCTCTTGAGCGTGCCAATCAGATGATTGAAAAGATGTCACGTCAACCGGCCCGGCCCGAGCCGACGGTTTACGGGTCAAACGTCCAATATCAACCGGCCCGCGTCTCATACGATGGCCGCGTGCTGGATAACGGCGGGCTTGCTGATCCGTCTGACAAGTCGGCTCTTGCATCGCCTGAATATCATCAGGCATTCAAGGCGTTAATCCAGGCACGCGGTCGCATTGAACTGGTCAAGAGTTCAAGCCTGCGGAATATGCTGGAAGTCTATGGTAAGGGCGGCGACTTCGGCCTGCCTTCAAACGAGTTTTATATGCCTTTCTCAAAGGACATGACACTCGGCACAACCACCAACGGTACGAATACCGTCACGCCTGATTTCCGCTTTGACGTGGTTGTCGGCAGAACGGTTGCCCCTGTGATGACCCGCATCTGCCGCGTGATTAATACAAATGTCAATCAGGTGACATTTCCACGTGATAGCAACACGAACAATATCACCACGTCGCCGCAGTACGGCACGACGTTCCGCCCATTCATGGGTGAAACGCCGAATACGACCACATCAAAGATCGATACCGGCCCGTTCACCCAGCTAACGATTCCAGTCAATACCGGCACAATGTACACCGATGTATCGGCTGATTTCTTCGCTGACGTGGCTGGAATTTCCAACTACATCCAGACAGAGGCTTCAAAGGCTTTCGCGGCTGTGGTTGATAATCAGGTCATTAACGGCGTGACCGCATCGACCGAGGCCGAAGGCGTTATTTCCAACAGTTCTGTTGGCATCACCAAGACCGGCAGTAATAACACGCTTGTCGCAAGCAAGGTGATTGACGGCTTCTATGCCCTTGCTGACCAGTATGCCACGAATCTTTCGTGGGTCATGCGTCGCGCGACTCATGGCAAGCTGGTTGCCCTGAATGACAGCACCAACAGAAGCCTGTTCTTAGGCTCTGCTGACTCTGGTTACACTCAGGGTATCACCCCGGCATTGATGGGGCAGCCGATCTATTTCAACGGCTTCGTGCCTGCATCGGGTGCATCAACGCCTAAGTCGATTGTGCTGGGCGATTTCAACGAGTACATCCTACTTCTGCGGCAGGGCTTCACTGTCGCGATTGATGAGGTATCATTGGCCTATGCCAACCGTGTGCGTATTGCGGTGAAATACCGCTTCGGCGGTGCCGTGAGAGACCCACGAGCGTTCCAGATCATTCAGGAACTTGTCTAACTTTTGAGGGCGTGCCCCTCGCCGTTCCCGGTTGTCAGATGCTTCGGCAGCCGGGGGCGGTTTTTACCTTACTTTACTTATCCACCTGAAATAAGACTACTGTACTATGCCTGCGTACATCACACAGAACGAAGCGGCCCTATTTGCTGAAACGCTGGGCAGTGTATCCGCCATGCGTGCCACTGTTTTACTGACTGCCGCATCGACCATGTTAGACCAGTTCACGGGGCGCACTTTTACAGGTGCCGAATTGACGGACAGCGTAAAGGCAGGCATTGCTATGTGTGCCGAATGGATGGCGACATCAAACCCGGCAGGCGGGACGATTATTAAAGAAAAAATCGGCGATTATGATGTAACTTATGCCACGCCTGAAGCGGGCAGCATCCCGGTTGCAATTCAGATGTTATGGGCACCGTATAAGATTGTGGCGGTAGGATGATTAAAGCATCATTTACGCTAAATTGGTCGGGCGGCGAATATTCCGTTCGGCTTCACCGTGAGCTTGTCAAAGCCGTTCAGAAGTCTGCCGAAAGGGTACAGCGAACGGCTGTTAAATCGCTGTCAGTGAGCGGCAAGAGCATGACAGCAAAATCAGGCATTAATAAGATCGGTTCGCGAACTGGATCGATGGCTCCAGTCAACCGATTCAAAGCAGGGATGCGTGACATATTTAATCTCAAAGAAGTATCAAATAAAAAAGGAAATAAGACCTTAATTTTTGGCGGGACAATGATGTCGAGCAAGGTCGGCAAGATTGATCGTGTTTACTGGTATGGCCCGCCATTGCATCGCTGGGTGCAATCCTCACCACCAGGCACGCCACCAAACAAGCAGACCGGAAATCTCGCAAGAATTGTCGTAGAGAAAGATCAAGGCGGTTTGAGAGCCAAAGTCGGGCCTAAAGATGGATTAATCTATGCTCGCATCCAAGAGCTAGGTGGCAAAGCAATGATCCGGCTTCCTGCCCGCCCATACATGCGGCCCGCGTTTGAAGCCAATCAGCAGGCCATTTT